GGTAGGACCCCAGTCGTTATTTTGGAACTTAGCAAGAACACGCACTCTACTACACTTGTGTGCTTCAACCTTTTAGCTTGAAGTGCGCACTACTAGTACTGTGCTGTGTTTTTGTTTTGTTCGTCCTTGAACTTGCTGTTATACCTGTATACTCGAGTTCTCTCGAGTGCATTAATAACACCCGGTTTAGGACTATCAGAAAAGTCCAAAATGTGTAAGTTTATCTTGCACTGTGTCCCCCTAGAAACAATCATCAGGGGAGTAAGAATGATCAGCATTAATGAATATTACTGAGTGTTTGGGCTACTTTATCTCTAGCCCCTCCAGTAACATTAATGGATACACGAAGCAGATTGCTATATTGCGTGTATAAACATAGAATATGAAAAATGATAATAGGAGAGAATGAATTAACGGTTCACCTCTACCGAAATTTTCACGTTGCTAAAGTTTTGAATAAGACAAAAACGGGCGTGCCACCCGAAATTGGCATGAAAGTTAGTCAGATCTTGAAAAATCTGTCATATGAGATTGGCATTAAAAAATCCACTCTCAATCGTGTTGTATATTCCTCCGATTTTAATATAGCATTTAACGATGTTGATACGAAAAGGAAACAACACAATCTGATTCCACTATCTTCCTATAGAAAGCAATTGAAGAAGTTATACGATGACGTCAGATTCTCCGTTCTTGACGGAGATGAGGACGAAGATGTAGAAGCTTTTTTCAGAGAAGATGGTAAGTCGCTTCCTTCCTTCACAATTGAAGAACGAAACGCGAGAGACGATTCTCACCGACAAAATATGTTTGGCCGTGCTAAGAATAAGAAACTCGCTAAAGACCAGGAGAAGCGAGTTAGGAAGGAGAAAGAGAAGATCCGGAAGGACCGTCGCGGGCCTCGTCAATTTGAAGAAATGAGTGCTTCAGCAATGGATGCGTATCAGAAAATTTCTAATAAGAAATTTGAATCTCGATCCGGTGTTCACCCTCGGAAGAAGAAGCAAGCAAGCAAGCAGCTTGGTTATACCAAAGCTGAGAAGAAAGCTTTCCGAGAGCAAGCCAATCTTCGTAAATCGGAGAAGAAGCTTGCACGCAAAGCCCGTAGAGCTGAAGATATTAAAACTGAGTCCATGCACTTTGCCGACTTTGTTACGTTGCCTCGTGAGCTACAGACTTTCATGGATTGGATGAAATCGACACGTGAGCTTCGCTCAGTAGTCGTTTTCCTTTATCAAGCTTACCGTAGCACTTCGTTTCTGGATTATGCTGCTTGTGCTCATCAGTATTTTCTAACTCTTTCTATTAATATCGAGGAGGCTGATTCCGTGTATAAGCTACACATGGCGAAGTACCAGAAACGAAGCCAAGAATTTTTTGACAGATTTCCTGGTGACTTTTGTTCTTCGGATATCAAAACGGAATCTCTAACTGAGAATTTGGAATGGTTTTCCTCCGTGGCGTATAAAGTCGTCACATCAGACGTCGCCCAGCATGTTTCCGAGTTAGTTTTGGGACTAACATCGATGAAACTTTTTAGCAAGGATATCTCTAAGAAGATATGGAGTACGTTTGGTTTACCCAAGAAGAGGATGACGTTCCTAGAAATAGGACATTCCATTTTCACTGCTTTGTTGAATCTTCTTAAGTTCGGAGAAGCTCTCGCTAGTGGTGCTCCTTGGTCTTCTTTCCTTCGGTCTGACGATCCAGTTGAGTCTGCATGTGTGGAAATAGAAGAACTTATTCGATTTTCTACTCGCATCGCCTATGGCCTCGGTCATGACGGTTACATTATGTCTCATGAGTTTATGAGAAGAGCCTCTGAAGTTTTGACTATCTCCAATGACCTTCTTTCCAGAATGGCTACTTACCATCCTGATTACAAGAGGTTGTCTAAATTTCGGAATGAGATGGATAATATTTTCATCCGCGAACGAGATTTCAATAATTCGAAGACGCGATCTCCTCCCGTTGCCGTGATGATTCACGGCGACCCGGGAGTCGGAAAGTCTCTCATTGTCCAGGCGGTGGTTCGATCTTACTGTAAGGTTATAGGTGTTGAGTTTTCTCAAGGAGTCATCTTCAATAGATGTACCACCTCCACCTATTGGGATGGGTATAATCCCTTCTCACAGTTGGTTATCCACTATTCTGAACTCGGTAATAAGAATCCCGCGAGAGTTAGATCCCAAGGAGATGCTTGCATTGAGGAATTGTGCTCGGTTATTGATGCTCTTCCGAAGACTGTTGATGTCGCCTTTGAAGATAAAGGGAAGATACGGTGTGCGCCCAAGATGGTTATCTTAGATACGAACAACCCTTCCCTAAATGCTAAGGAGGCAACATCGCACCCTGCCGCTATTGCTCGTCGCTTCATTTATGTTGAGGTTGTTGTCAAACCCGAGTTTAGGAAGGATGGATCTGTAGAAATCGACCCTAGCAAAGCTAGTGGGAACAGTGATGTTTGGACCTTCCATGTCTATAGGAGAGAGGCAAATGGCGCTGCAAACTCTCATAAGACTAATATTTTTAGTACGGGGAGCGTTGTGGATTTCTTGAGTCACTTGCGTGAGTTGTTCATTGATCATGAATCTCGGATTGCAGAATCTAGCAAGGCATCTCATGACCTTTCAGACACTGTCGAGGAAGTGTTTTCCCGACCCTTGAGTTGCGATGTCGATCACAAAGAAGGAGAGGATAATCTCATTTTTCGCGAGTTCGTCCCTTCGTCTGCATCTGCTAAGAGGAGTAGAAAGAAATGGGTTGTTAAGGAGAGCCGATCTTTAGAGAGTAAAGAACACACATGTGAAGCCAAAGGATATGATCCTGATATTCGTACGGAGTCCTTGCATTCCTTTGTTCAAGATCGTGTCCCTCACAAAGTACGTGTGCTGCCTTTGGTGCTGCAGACGATTATGTTGCAGCTCTTCTTATGGATCGTTGAGCTTTTTGAGCCAGATAAACTTTCTGCTTTGATCGCCTCTACTTTCTTTTTGTTTATCTCTATGTGTATGGGAATAAACGTGGTCAACTTTTCTTTGCTAATTCTTTTCATGGTTGCTTTTGTCACTCATTGGATTAAGAGTTTTAGATTTAGCATGATAGTGGACAAGTTAAAAGAGAAAGTCAGACAAAAATTCTCTCACGAATGTAGAAAACTTATGTTTGCCATTGGCAAAATTAAGTCACCTTATATTGAGAAAAACAGCAAAACTATTGCTAGTTTAGCTGGTGTCTTAGCAGCTCTTGGCCTTTTGTGTTATTACATAAGGCGAAAGCGGAGAGACTTCATGTCTGAGGGTAGTTCCTTTTTGGAACGAGATCCATGTGCTGCAGCTCTTGAGGCCGCCGAAGACAAGTTAGGTTGTGGTCCTTCTTACGTGAGAATCAAGAGCAAAGTTCATGAGTCGTGGAACGTTCGGCATTGTGCCCCGCCTCCCGTTCATACTTCTGGTATAGTGTCCCTTTGGGATGCTGTACGTAGGAACTGTAGAGGCGCGAAGGTGTATCATGATAACACTTGTACTGCCACCTTTGTTCTTGGCCTCAAAGGAGGAGTTGCGGTGATCAATAGACACGCTCTAGGATCCTTCAACGAAGTTACCCGAGTGAAAATTAGTTGTTCAGGTTATGATGTGGGTGAGGGAACACAGTTTGTTGACATAAATGTAGATCCCAATTTCACCGTTTTGGTGTCCGGTGATCTAGCGTTTATAACCACCCCTGGTCTGAGATTCATTGATATCACTAAGCATATAGGAGGGGATGAACCTCCATCTTGTTCGGTGAACGCTCTTATTGCTGCCTGTCCTGTAGTTGCTACCTGGGTTTCCAACCCAGGTTGTCTTAGAGACAAGTACGCTCCTTCGGAGTCTTTGGTGGAAGCGTGGCAATACGAATGGAAAGATCACTCAGCAGGTCTTTGTGGTCTCCCCCTTCTCATTGAGAGAGGTAATGGTTCTGTTATTGCTGGACTTCATGCTGGTACTGGTGTGCGTAGTATTGCTGTTCCTCTTACTAAGTCTTTGGTGTGTGATTCGATTGACAAAGTAAATGACCTTTCTGGACTTGTCCCTATCATCAGTGAGGGACGTCTGTCTCTTCATGACGTGTTGGAAGCTCCTCTGGAAAAGAGCCCGTTTAAATACGAGCGCCTCCAGGGCTGTAAGTATCTTGGAAAGCTACCTTTGCCAACTAAGATCAACACCAAGTCTAATTTGACCATTTCTCCCCACTGGGATCGCATTGGGAAAGTATTTTCACAATACTATCCCAAGGTGAAGCAGCAGTTTGGACCTCCTTTGATGAAACCAAAGATAGGAGCTGATGAATACATCTCTCCTTGGAACATTGCGCTGAAGAAGCTCGGGAAGACGACCCAACCATTGGACCCTTTCATACTGAAACGTGTCGTTACAGAGTTGAAAGAGCGTATCGTGAAGAATCTCAATGGAGAGGGAGTCGCGAAGCTTAATCCTCTTTCAGTTAAAGATGCGATTAATGGTTCTAGAGTTGATGAATTCATAAATCGTATTAATGCTTCTACGTCGTCAGGTTTCGGTCGGAGAGGTCCTAAATCCCTTCATATTCCATTCGTGGATGAGAAAGAGGGGGTGAGAGAGCCTACCGAAAGTTTGAAGAGAGATATTCTTGAGATTCTGAACACGTTCGAGAATGGCGAGAGTGCGAATTTCATTTACACTGCTCAACTCAAGGACGAGCCTAGGCCCATCGAGAAGGTTAAGAGTGGTAAGACACGAGTGTTTTACATGTCCCCCCTGCACGCTTTGGTTGTGACCCGTATGATGCTTTCTCCTTTCTACTCCCTTATGGTCGAGCATGGAGAAGTATTCTGCACGGCGGTTGGAATTAATATGCATTCCCAAGCAGACGCTCTCTTTAAACGGTTGAGAGATTTCTCGGATAAGTGGATGGCTGGCGACTATGGTAGTTTTGATCAAGGGATGCCTTATCAAATAGGCCAAGCATCTAATACTATTGTTTATGAGGTTCTCAAGGAGTTTGGTTATAATGAGTCCGCTTTGTTAGTTGTAAAGGGATTGCTTACAGAAAATCTTCACCCGTTAGTGAACATGAATAATGACGTCTTTGAGAGGCCAGCTCTACAGCCATCTGGCAAATATGCCACCGCTGAAGACAATTCTCTGAGAGGTTTAGTCATGTTGATGTATGGGTTTTATGCTGACCCTCGGAATTCCAATTTGGATTTTTTCGAAGTGGTTTTGCCTGTCACTTACGGTGATGATTTAATCTGTTCTGTTAAACCTTGTGTGTCCGATAGGTTCAACAATGTCTCTTATTCAGCAGTTGTTGTCGATATTTTTGGTATGGATTATACGACCGCTGATAAGAAACGCGTTGAAACCCCTTTTGATGAGATTGAACGCGTTCAGTTTCTTAAGAGGAGTTTCAATTATCACGAGAGCATTGATATGATTGTAGGAGCTCTTGATCCTGATTCAATCTATAAAGCACTCAAGTGGTACTTGCCCTCAAAGAATGTAACTCATCGTGAGCAATTTCTCGCAACTTGTTTTTCAATGTTGTGGGAATCGTTCATGCATCTAGACGAGCCCGGCTTCCTCAGTTTGAGAGCTGAGTTGCAGGATGCCCTCGTCGCGGAGGGTTTCACTCGAGAGGATGTTTCCAATTTTCCCGATTGGAAGGACATTAGAAAGCGTGTTGTCCCAGAGGAGATCGAGGCTACGATCGAGACTGAGAGTTTGACAGTACGTGTAGGGGACGAGGAGTGCTATACAGCATGTTTTCCGGTTTTGTGCCTCGATAAATATAAGAAAAACCGTGAGCCAATAGTTAGCGCTGCTTACGCCGGTAACGCTACACTTACTTTTTGGTGTGCTAATGATTCAGAACTAGTAAAATTGAAATTGGAGCTCAGTGCCGAGCTTGAGCGGCTTGAGCAGGAACTCGATGAGTTTAAGACCCCATTCGATCACATTTCTTTTGGTGATTTTAGAAAGATTCTCATTTTAAATGACAATCAGGGTATGAAACTTATGCGAAAGAAGAAGAGAATCATGATATCCCGATGTGCGGATATTCGGTCCACTTTGGACTTCATCAATGATAAGTTAAATCTTTCTCGTAAGGATTTGATTTTTACTGAGTCAGCTGAAGTAGGAGCTATGTCTAGTGGTACAGTTAATTCTGGAGTTGAAGCTAGGAATCAGAACGTGCTTGATGTGATGGGCGAGGAAGAGAAGTCTTATGTCGAAGACAACATTACAGATCATTATGACGGTTACGTTATGGAAATGGACATGTGTGATTATCTTGCCCGCCCGGTTGAGATTGCTTCGTTTACTCTTGATGAGAATGTTGATTTGTCGTTAGAATTGGACGTTTGGGATTTGTACACGAAGCAACCTTCTGTTCGGGCGAAGTTGCGGAATTTTGCCTATTTCAGAGGTGAGCTTCATATTCGAATAGCATGCTCGGGAACACCCTTCCATTATGGGAGGGTTCTTGGTTCTTATCAACCCTTTCCCTTGAGCAACGATCCTTTGCAAGCCAGTTTGGCTAATGCAGGTTTATTAGCTGGGTACAGGCCTTTATTGATTAACTATCTCTCGCAAGCCAAGAATTCATGTACTATCGACGTACGAGAAAACAAACCGATTGAGATTGTTTGTCCCTTTCTAAGTCCTCGACCCATGGCCCCGCTTTTCCCTACTGGAAACACAGTCATCAGTGCTGCCACATCTTACCCCGGTATGGATGAATTTGGTAGTTTGTTTCTGTATACCATTAATCAAGTCAAGTCGACTTCCGCTACTCCATCTGAAGTGGCATTTGCAGTCTATGCTTGGATTGAAGATCTCCAGTTGGGAACGAACACGGCAACTCAAATAGACATTACGACCGAATCGAAACATCTCGACGAAAGGGAGATTGGTCCTGTGGAGTCTATTGCATCCAAGATGGTGGTTGGATCACGTTGGTTGAGCTATATTCCTCCTATTAAACCACTTGCCATGGCGTCTGAGATGATGTTTACTGGAATGCGCGATATTGCAGCCGTGTTCGGTTTCTCCAAGCCAACACTCAATGCCGAACCCAAGTATGTTAAACCCTTGGCTTACTCGAATGGTGCTCAATGCATCGGATACGAAACAGGGTTTAAGATTTCCGTGGATCCTAAACAGGAACTCACGGTTGATCCGAGGGTTTTGGGAGGAGATGAAGATGAGATGTCCATTCGGCATATTGCATCGCGAGAAAGCTACCTCACGACATTCGATTGGGACTCCGGCTCTACGCCGTTGAGTTCCCCTATTTTCTGTTGTGCAGTATCTCCGCAATTGGCAACTCACATAAACACAGTGACTCCCCCTCAAGATTGGATTCAACCGACGGCGATGGCTTTCGCCTCCCTCCCCTTTGCATACTGGAGAGGTAATATTGAATTCAGGTTGGACATTGTGTGTTCTGCTTTTCACCGAGGAAAGCTTGCAGTATTTTTTGAACCTTCTCTTGGGCAGTCCCCCCTCATTAATGCCAGCATCGCATTGAACAAACAGTATATGAAGATAATTGATATACAGGAAACACAATCTGTTTCGTTCTGCGTTGAGTGGGCATTCCAGAGGCCATGGGCTCAAGTGCCGTATTCGGGTTTGTTGAAATCGGCTTATGGAGGTTCTTCGGTACCAAATAACGGTTCGCGTTATTGGAACGGTTACATTGCTGTTGTCCCGTTCACGGACCTACAATCACCAGATGACAGCAGTATCAGTGTCAACGTATTCGTCAGATGTCCCGATTTGATGGTTAATTTCCCTACGGAGTTGAACCTTCCCAAAGATAGAAATATTCTGACTGAGTCCCGAGATATTGGTACACAGACTTCTTCGTGTCTGCCACTTAATGAAAGCTCAGCGCGTACGGATGATATTTGTCAACGCTATTTTGGCGAACAAGTTGTGTCGTTTAGGAATCTTCTTAAACGCTTTCACACATATGACGAGTTCTCCGTGCCTGCAGATGCTACTACGAAGAAAACGATTTTTCATGCGGCTCCGGTTTTTCCGTTGAACCCACTAACATATGGGAGTTTGATCTTCTCAGATCTCCATTTGTTCAACTATTTACAGTTGGGATATGTGGGGATGCGGGGAGGTATTCGAAGGAGGTTCCGTTTTTACGGACTGCATGATGGATCCAACGCCACTAATTGCCGTGTGGGGCTTTACGGCCCAGAGAGATCTGTAACGCGATCTACTACGATCACTGCGTCTAATCTCCCCACTACCCTTTCGGGGTATGTGGGTTACAACATGCATGCGAATGGTGGAGTTGAAGTTGAGTTTCCGTTCTATAGTAACAATGAGTTTGCCTTTGCTTTCCATTACGAGCCTTGGGGGCTTAGTGCCCTGGCTTTGGATGAGTTTTGGCCCATGCGTTACAAGATGCAACGGGACGTGAGTGAGGCGACAGGGGACATCTCCGTGGAAGTGCAGCTTGCTGCATCCGATGATTTCACGTTTATGAGATTTAATGGTGCGCCTTATTACA